ACGTATGGAAACTTCGTCTACGCATCGACTTCTCTGACGACTGCAACCTCAACGCTAACCGATGCAGCGTCAACACTGACAGACCAAGAGTCGTTTTTTAGCGGCACTATCTGGGATGATGTTGCGAACGCAAGTCACGTTCGATTTGATGATGTAAATTCTGGCGGCAATGATGTCAGAGGATTGTTTTTTAAGTCCGATGGGACGAAAGTCTACATGTTGCGTAGCAACAAGACAATAATTCAAACCACCTTGTCAACCGCTTGGGACATTAGCACCCACGGAAGTATTGACTACACGTTTCCAGCTTCCTCGTTCCATGTCTATCACGATGCTCCATGGGGGCTCTTCATAAGCCCAGACGGGACACAGCTTTATAGCACAGATGACTCTTACAACGCTTTAATTCAATACTCGATGTCAACTGCGTGGGATTTAAGCACGCTTAGTGTCACAAGGGTGTCCCTGGGCGCTCTTGGCAGTCAAGACTCAGGCCCAAAAGATATATGCTTCAGCTCCAGTGGCCTAAATATGTATTTTACTGGTTACAGTAATGACAAAATTCATCGCTATACCTTATCAACCGCCTGGGATATTTCAACGCTAAGTCACGACAGTAGTACCTCCTACGCCCCAGATACAGGGGCTCAAAGTATATTTATGAAGCCAGACGGCACTCGGTACTATCTCTTAGGATCCTCAGGAGACAAAGTGTATCAATTCAATCCATTAACCGCATACACACTTTCAAACGTGTTGACATCAAGCACCGACATTGACAGCGAGTTTTCTGTTGCAACAGAGGAAACGGCTCCTCTCTCTCTTTACATTTCACCTGACGGTGATCACATGTACGTAGGCAGTGGCATTGGCAATGGCGTCGACCAGTATTCTTTGCCTGGATCGGCCACCGCACCTAGCCTGACGGATGCGGCTTCTAGCTTAACTTCGTCCAAAACTGATCTGTAAGGACCATGCCTTTCGCATTCGTAGAAAACAGCGCGATCACCGCTTACCCGATTGGTTCGGTTGAAATTAAGCGCAAGTTCCCTAACACCAGTTTTCGGCTACCGCTGGAGGGTCAAGACCTTTCAGACTTTGGCGTTGTAGAGGTTACTCTTACGTCCCAGCCAAGCATCGATCGTCGCTCACAGCGCCTTGAAGAAGCTACGCCAGTTTTGGAAAGCGGCGTATGGAAGCAAGCCTGGAACGTGGTCACGTTGTCAGACGAAGAGCAGCAGCAGATTCAGGCAACCGCCGCACAAAATACGCGAGCAAAGCGCAATCAGCTTTTGGCTGAAACTGATTGGACGCAGCTGTCCGACTCTAGTGTCGCGTCAACTTGGACGGAATATCGCCAAGCATTGCGGGATGTTCCAAGCCAAGAAGGCTTTCCTTACACTGTGACCTGGCCAACCAAACCGTCCTGATGCAGCGACCTGATCCAATGATTCCGTCCAAGCCTGGTGCGGAAGATGTTGAGGCGATGGGCAACATTCAGTCGTGGATTGATGCTTTATACGCGCACGACGGTCGCAACGCCAAGGATCATCCGCAGCATGGTCTCTACACAGGTCTAGCTTTGAAATACAAAGGCCTAAACTTTGCCGACATTTCCGATAACGACTGATGCCTGCAAAATCGCGCACTGGTTTAGCTCGCGTTGATTTCAAGCCTGGAAAACCTAAAAAAACCCGTCAAGGGAATGGCACAAACAGCAGGCCACGCCATAATAAAAAAATGCCACGCGGTCAAGGTAAGTAATGGATGCCGAGACAAGAGCCAACTGGATGAAAATCAAGTCAGCTCTTGAAAAGGCAGGAAAAACTGATAGCTGGTACTACAAGCGTGCGGTCAGAATTCTGGCCGGCAAGTCAGATCCTTTCGAGTGACAATCAAGCTATTATTTCAGTGGTTTTACCTATCCACATGCTTAAGCCCTTTCTTTGTGCTACTAGCGCACTTGCACTGTCTGCTGGCAGCGCTATGGCTGGCGGCTTTTACTTGAATCCAGAATACAACCACGGTTGGAGCGGAAGCGACTCTCTTGGTGGAGTGCTTGACGCTCACGTAGGTTATGAGCAGGACGCTTTTTATCTGCAGGGCGGCCCTTCTGTTGCCATGCCTGATGGCGGAGACGCTGAAGTTGGTTTCTCGGCTAAGACAGGTTTTTCTACACCTGTTGCCGAAAAGCTTGACTTCTACGGCGAAGTGTCTGTTGCTAAGTTTGAAGACACTGATGCCGCCTTCGGTGCAAAGGCTGGCATGAAGTACAAGTTCTGATTAAGCTAAAAGCAATCACACTACACCGAGGCTCCTTCGCGGGAGCCTTTTTTTATGGGCGAGCCGCCAATTATTCCAGCGATAAAATTGCCGGAACCTGTGGTTTTGCCGCCTGTTCCTCAACGCATGACGTTGCCGGTGCCATCGGCACCATTGCCTTCATATCAGCCATTGGTTTTGCCATCTGCTGAACAAATTCGTCAGATGCAGGCTGCAGAAGAAGATGCCGAAAAAGAAGAGGAGTCAAAGCCGCAGGCAGAAAAACCCCAACCACAAACCCAAGTGCAAGTACCGCTGCCAGCGATAAGTATCCCGGAAGAGACTTCATCGATACGAGAGACGACTAAGGTCACGCTACCGGGCACAAGCATCAAATTAACTGTGCCAAAAGAAGAGGTGCTTACCACGGCTGCAGCAACTGCTGGAGTTGCTGCTCTGGCGTCTGTTGCGGCAACGATGGCTGCTGGTCCGCTGGTTCAGCGTCTGACAAAAGTTCTGAAACCTGTGATGAAGACTGCGGTGAAGAAGTTGGCAGCATTAAAGGTGGTGCGGTCGGTGAATCTTGTTGAGTCAGACGCCAAGCTTCGATGGAGACAACGTGTTCGCAGACGACAAATAAGGGATGGTCAGGTCTGAATGTATAACCTTTGTCGATCAATTCGGCACATTTCAAAGCACGAACCAGCTCGTAGTCAAGGCGTTCCTTTTCAAGCTTGCGCTCAACCATTTGCTTGCACATTTCTGTAATGCTTCCGTCAAGCGGAACTGTCACGCCGGCTTGAATACCCCAATTGTTGCTGCGCTGATAGTTACTGCTGATTGAGTCGTTACCGAGATAAAAAGGTGTGACGTTAAAAGTCGCTCCATTGCACGACAAGCCAGCTCCAAATTGCTGACGGGATGACGAGCCACTCTGGTTGATTTGTACCGACTGGTTTGTGTTGTTGCTTGTTGCAGCTGCTTGCGGTTGAGCGGTGCTGTAAACGTCGCCTTCCTTTGCTGCTGCTGGAGCGGTCAAACCAAAGTGAAGGCATAGGTTTATTGCGAAAAGACACTTAGACCAACCGTGACCGAATCGGTCGTAATGGTGCGTGTGGTGTCGATTTGTTCGATCAAACCGGCGGCCCTTGTCGTGGTTTCTAGTTGCCAAGGCTGAGTGTTGTCGGTGACAGAGAATGTCGTACCAGCTCCGGCGATGTCGGCGCTTGGCGTCACATTAGTACCACTCCAAGTCTTTAGCGCAGATCCGTAAACCTGTTGCTGAATTGTTTCCGTGATCGTCTGGCTGGTGGTTGTGGTGGCGGTGTACGAACCTTGCGTAAACTGTGGCGTTACGGTTTGAGCGCTGACAGGCACGCCAACGACCAAAGCTGCAGCAAGGGCTAGGCGTTTCATTTCGGAGCGTCTGCTTGTTTCAGTTTAGGATCTTCTTTTTTCTTGTTTTGTCTGATGTTGACACCCATGGCCGCCATGGTGCCGGTCAAGAGTGATGCAGGAAACGTTGGGTCTAGCGATTGCTTGAACACGCCAAGATAATTTGCGGTCAGGATTGCCATGCTCCAACCAAGTACCGCAAGCTTTACAAAATCACCAAGCCTTGAATGTTGCTCCTGGTCCTGCTCTTGCAAAGAATCGGCCATGATGGAGAAGACTTTAAATTAGATCAGTGGTTGAGATCCTTGCTGCAGTTGCTGGGGCTTCGATTACTGTTGCCGGCGTAAGCATTTCAAGCCTGTCAAAACAAGGCCAAGAGAGCAGGGAATCTCTGGTCAGGCTAGCCACTGCGGTTGAATCACTGACAGGCAGGTTGGACGTGCTACACGCGGACATCAAAAGCAAAGACTCTGAAGTGTTTAACCGGATCGGCGCTCTTGAACGTTCGGTCGCGCAGTTGGAAGTGCGCGAAAAACGTGCTTAGACTCAAGTTGATCGCGATAAGACACGATGATCTTGCTTTTGCGTCCGATCCTTTTTGCGTTCATCAAATCTGATGCCGTCAAAAAGCTGCTGATCGATTGCTTGAAAAAAGTCAGCGAAGAGACCAGCAACACAGTTGACGACAAAGTTGTAGCGTTTGTCGAGGCAAATCTCTTTCCAGCCACTAGGGTTGAGAAGTGATCAGACTGCTCAGCAGTTTTGCCGTGGCTTTAAGTCTTCATCCATTTTTCGAGTTCTTCCGAGGCACGCCGCATCAATTGGCGGCGATCAAAGAGCTTGAAGATGCAATGCCGTCAGAGCTATTGGCTGAGGATGCAGCATGGTTTGAAGCCTGGAAAGAAAGCGGCATCGCTCAACGTGCTTACGTGCCGTACTTTCACCAGCTATCCCTAGACAAAGGGTATCGCAGGTGTTTTGACGCTTCTGCAGCGATGGTCGCAGCTTTGCATGGTGCTGTCAAAACAGCAGAAGAATATGGCAAAGTGCGCGAGCAATTTGGTGACACGATTGAAGTTTCAGCTCAGCTTGACGCGCTGCGAAAGCTTGAATTGAATGCAGAGTTTCGCACTGACGGTGATGAGGCTGTGTTAGAAGCGGAAATTGCCAGCGGTCGGCCTGTCCTTGTTGGGTGGCTGCATCGTGGCGATTTATCACGCGGCGAACCTCCAATATGTGACGAACGCGGTTGCGGTCATTGGAGTGTTGTTGTCGGATTTAGCAAAGAGCATTTTGTTCTGCATGATCCGATGGGAACGCCCAACATGCTTTACGGTGGCCACGACACAACGTCTGGCGGCAAGAACATTGAGGTGCCACGCTCACTGTTTCGTGAACGCTGGATGGTTGAAGGCGAAAAATCTGGTTGGTTGATCCTTGTTGATGATGGGTGATTTTTATTGGCTGTGGTCGTACCTTGTCGCATTTTGGTCAACAGTTGTTGTGCAATGCGCCAAGCCGGTGAACTGGGAGAACTGTTGGCCACCGCAGGAATGGCTGGCGCCTTATGTGCAGGATTACATAGATGCACGCAAACCATACGAAAACGAACGAAAAATCCTGCAGTCACTGGATAAATAAAGTTTGCCGGTGTATCGTTAGCAGATCTGATTTTGACGCGTGTCTGTTCTTGCTGATTGGGAAATCCGCAGCCTGTGCCAAGCTTCTCAAATGGTTTGGCCTTTTGATGAAAAACTACTGAATCCCGCAAGTCTTGACGTGCGTCTTGGCCTTAACTTGATGATTGAGGTTCGCGATCAGCCAGAGCTGATGCGAATTGATATTTCAGAGAGGACGGAAGATGAGCCCTATCTTTTGCTGCCCGGCGAAGTTTGCTTGGCTGAAACAATTGAGCAATTTAATTTGCCAGACGATGTCAGCGCGGAATTTGTACTCAAATCAAGCCGTGCCCGTGATTTTTACGGCCACATGCTTGCTGGCTGGTGTGACCCAGGTTGGCACGGAAGCAAGCTCACACTTGAGTTAAAAAATGAACGCCGTTATCATCCGTTGCCGCTCTACCCAAATCTAAAAATTGGGCAGATGGTGTTTTTCCGCATG